TAATAGTCGGGTACAAGATCGCCTTGACGCCATCCTAAACCCTCTCGGGCAACTTCAAATTGACAGTTAGCACAGACTGTTTTTAGATTAGTCATGCTGGTATTATTCAGATCACCATCAACATGATAGACATATAATTGTTCTTTTAGCTTGGCCTTAAATCCACATTTTTCACAATGTGGTTTCTTTTTGTATCCTTCAGACAGCCAACGAGGCTTTGCAGTGGGTAGGTTGCGTTTCTTTCTTATACAACTGTCACAGCGAGTTCTATAGTAAGTTTTCCCATGCATCTTATAGTTGACTGCGACCGGCTTTTTACCACAGATTAGACATATTTTTCGATATTCCATATAGCTATTTAGCTTACTAGCACAAGTGAACCTTTCAAAGGGCACCTTAGAACACTAAAATTGCCAAATATCTATAAATAGTTTAAAGCAATCTATTTAGAGGATCTCATACTATGGCATCATTAATTTCTCCAGGCGTTCAAGTAACCATTATTGATCAAAGCCAATACGCACCAACCCAAGCTGGTTCAATACCCTTGGTTATCCTTGCTACAGCGCAAGACAAATTATCTCCAGGAGGCACACTCGCAGATGGCACAACTATAGCCAATTCTGAAAAGATTATCACTGTAACTAGCCAACGCGATCTCGTTAATTTATTTGGTAATCCTTTCTTTGCAGTTGATGCAAGTGATAATCCAATTAATGGTGATGAACGTAACGAATATGGCTTATTAGCAGCTTACTCGGCACTAGGCGCAACAAATACTATGTATGTACAACGAGCCAATGTTAATCTAGCACAGCTAGAAGGAACAGGCACACGCCCAACAGGCAACCCTCCTGATGGAACATACTGGTTAGATGTGGCCACTACTAACTATGGTATCTATGAATGGTCACAAGACACTGGATTTACCCTAACAACACCATCAGTGATCACCTCAACTAGCTATCTAAGCAGTGGTGTTCCACTGACTTCATACGGTAGCATCGGTGATTATGCTGTAGTAGCTACAAGTTCAGCTAATCCGATATATTACAAGGGATTTGAGAATGACTGGGTACTAGTAGGTAGCGACGATTGGAAATCAGTAGTTCCAACTGTTACAGGTAATATTGCAAGTCCAACTGTGACTAGCGGTAATAAAATGATTATCAATGGTAACGTCGTTACAATGTCGGGTGCAACAGCTAACACAGCAGCTACTAACATTAATTCAGCAAGTATCATCGGAGTTTCGGCATTTGTAAACTCTAGCAATCAATTAGAAATTTTCTCAAATGGTCTGACAGTTATTTACAGCAATGCAGCTGGTAATGTTCGTGGTACCATTGACACTCGTACAAGTTCACCCAGCACACTACAAATTACTAAAGGAACGGCATTAGGTAATATTGCTTTTGGTGACTGTGCGGCTAATCTAGGTATCCTACAATCAGGACTAGCTACTATCAGCAGTGGTGGTAATGTCTATACTTACAATGGTCCAACTGTTGCATTTGCTGGTTACACAGCACCTCCAGCTTGGAGAACCAGTGATGTAACTCCACGTCCAGATGGTTCTGTATGGTTTAAAACAACAGCCACTGGTAACGGTGCTAGCTATGCGATCAAAGAATACAGTGCTGTATTAGACAGTTTCACGCAACTAAGTGCTCCATTATATTCAAGTGACTCGGCAGCCATATATGGTCTAGATCCAGTAGGTGGTGGAGCAAGTCTTGATGCAGGTGCATTGTATGTTAAATATGACATATTAGGCACAACATCAGCTACATTTACTCCTTTCATTAAAAATGTGCAAGGTATTTTAACAATCACAGGTACAGTAGCAGGTGGTTCGGCATTAACATATCGAGCCAATGACAGTTTCAGCATGAGCGTCAGTGTTCCGGGTAGTTCATCACTGAGCACAGCAACAGTAACACTTGGTGGTAGCGGTAATGTACAACCAGCAACAGCATTGGTTAGTGCTATCCTAGCAGTTAACTTGCCAAATATTACAGCAGGAATTAATTCAGATGGACAAGTGTTTGTTAGTCATTTAGCCGGTGGTACGATACAGTGGATACAGTTAGTTGGTAGTCCAATGAGCACAGCTGGGTTAAATAGTTCTACTCGTGTTCAAGAATTAGTTGCAGGTGTATCATATCTAGCTAGTCCATTTACAGAATTAACCTATACATACTCAGCAACAGCACCTTACAGTGATCCACGCGATGGTACCTTATGGTATTACAGTGATCCGTTAGTAGCAGATATCATGATTAATGATGGCTCGGGTTGGAAAGGTTATCGTAACGTTGCTAATGATGCACGAGGTTATGACCTAACAGCTACAGACCCAGATGGCCCAATTTTTGCAGCTAGCCAACCAACAACACAAAACGACGGTACTAGCCAATTGGCAGCAGGTGATTTATGGATTAGTACAAGTGATGCTGATCTAGTTAACTATCCAGTGATGTATCGTTACAATGGTACTACATGGGAATTATTTGACAATGCAGATGACGTCAGTGCTGATGGTATAGTATTTGCAGATGCACGTTGGTCAGCTACAGGTAACGTAGATGTTATCACAGGCAGCTTACCAACAATTACTAGTTTAATTACCAGCGATTACAAAGATCCAGATTGTCCAGCATACCAACTATATGCACGTGGTACAGTATTGTTTAACACACGTCGTTCAGGGTTTAACGTTAAACGTTTTGACAGCACAGGATTTACTAGTGCTCAATTAGCAACAGTCACAGGTACAGAAGCGGCAACCTGGTTCACACAAAGTGGAGTTGATCCTACAACAGCAGTTCCATATTTTGGTACCAAGGCACAGCGTTCAACAGTAGTTGAAGCACTTAAAGCAGCAGTAGCTTCGAGCACAGTGTTACGTGAAGAACAAACAAATTTCAACTTGATCTGCTGCCCAGGTTATCCAGAACTGATGCAAGACATGATCACTTTAAATAATGATCGCACTAACACAGCATTTATCATTGGTGATAGTCCGTTGGACTTAAATAGTAATTCAACTACTATCGATGCATGGACTAGAAACACTAACCTAGCAGTAGACAATGGTGAAGAAGGCTTAGTAAGTAACAGTGAATACCTAGGTGTTTACTATCCAAGCGGTCTAGCTACTAACTTAGATGGTGAAAGTGTTGTAGTTCCTCCAAGTCATATGATGCTACGAACTATCATCCGCAGTGACGCTGTTAGTTATCCATGGTTTGCACCAGCAGGTGTGCGCCGCGGCTTAGTTGATAACGTTACAGCCATTGGTTATATCGATACCTCAGACAACAATACATTCAAGTCAATTGGTGTAACAGCAGGTCTACGTGATGTTCTATACAGAAACAGAGTCAATCCGATTACAATATTACCAGGTGTCGGGTTAGTAGCCTATGGTCAAAAAACTCGCAGTGCGCAGGCAAGTGCGATGGATCGTATTAACGTAGCAAGACTAGTCGTTTATCTAAGAACAATACTAGGTAGAATTGCACAACCATTTATATTTGAACCAAATGACACGATAACACGTAGTCAGGTTAAATCAGCGTTTGATTCAGTGTTTAACGATCTAGTTGCTAAACGTGCGATCTATGATTACTTGGTAGTGTGCGATACATCAAATAATACTCCTGTCAGAATTGATAATAATGAATTGTATATTGACATTGCTATACAACCAGTTAAAGCTATTGAGTTCATTTATATTCCGGTTCGCTTACAAAATACTGGAGCAGCTTTAACCATTAATTAATATACGCATATTATAGGGGGAGTAATCCTCCCCTGATATGAGATAAAAACAGCTAAATACTATTATAGTATTAAAAGGAAAATAAGATGGCAACATCATCATTAACAAATTTTACGGTACCTCTAAGCACAAATCAAAGTGCTAGTTCACAAGGTCTGTTAATGCCAAAATTAAAGTTTCGCTTTCGCGCAACTTTCTTAAATTTTGGTGTTACACAACCTAGCACTGAGCTAACCAAACAGGTCATGGATTTTAAACGTCCGAG